AAACTCCCGTCGGCATCCGCCGCCCCCGCCACGTCATCTTCCATAGTGCGACGTTCGATGTGTTTGGCGATCTCCAGACCATTGGAAATGGCTTTATGACTGAATAGCGGCACCACGTTGGGTGCCACTTCTTTCATTTCGCGTGATGTGTAAGATGGTATCTGTCCCATTAGAGAAAAAACCTTGTGCCTAATTTTATGCTATTGCTCAAATCATCGATCTGAGATTGTTTGGCCTGCGATCTGTAGGCGTCGGCACGCTGCTGACCATTGAGTTTGATTAAGTCGATGTCGTACTGACCCTGCTGTTGACTGTCATCAATGACTGCCGTTGGTGTGCCATGCAGTTTGATCCCGGCGCGGGCGTAGGCTGTGCGTTGTTTGCCGCGCAGGCGTTCAAGCTCCTTTCGTCTTTGCTGGGCCTGCTGGTTAGCCACTTCTTCCGCCTGACGCGCCGCTTTCTTGTAGGCGCGGGAGCTTTCGATGCCGGTAGCCACGCGCAAGGCATCGCCAACGAAGGAAAATACTTTTTTGAAAAAACTCATGAGATCCCCCTATAGAGTTGCTGCGGGCGTCATCGCCCGGATGGTTGCCGGGAATGGCGTATCCTGAACAACGTAAACCTGCCCCGCCGTTTCCCAGTCGTCGTCAATGATTACATCGCGGGCGCCGGTAAACAGCGGTGGCGATGCATCCATCGGGTCGGCCCCGTCCCTTTGAGCAACGGTTTCAAGGGCGTCCAGATCGGTGCCCGCTTTGGTCAACAGAGCCGACATGACATCCAAGATAATGCGCGCGACACGGAGTTTTTGGCCCAGCAAAGTACCTTCGTCATTGGAGACACCCAGACGGAGTGAACGGGCCGTTGCCGTATAGGGGAGCCCGAGTGATGCCTTGGTCACCGTGCGACCGCCCTGCAACGCGACTGCACCGCTGACAACCGGTTTTGACGGATCAATCGCACCGCCCGCCAAAATGGCAACCGTCTCCCCTTCCAGATGGTCCATGCCCGTGAAGGCATTTACGGCAGAACCCGAATAGAGAAGCCCGCTATCGACCTGAAAGGCTTCGTCTTTGCTCATTAATTCATCGTCAAAGGGCCGGGTCAGGAATTCGATGTAGCGTTTGGTTACGCCGTTTAAGGTGCGTTTGACCACCATCCACAGTTCGTCGTGATCAACACCTGGGATGACATCGATGCTTTCCACTTCGCCCCAACCGCGCCCGGCGTCGCCGCCAATTCGGTGGCGATGCCACCCGGCAATTTTAAAATCTGAATCATAAGTGCAGCCCGCCAGTTCGCCATTTTCCAAGGCGCACCAAATGATGGGGAACGGGTCCTGAGCGTAGGCCATCTCCTTGATCGTCGGTTTCAAGATATGCTCAGAAAGCATGGTTAAATCTGGTGCCAGGAATCGATCATTTTCAAATGAGTAAACAAACTCCCGCAAGCGCCGGTTCTTGTCCCCAGCAAACACGGTAACAGATCCGGTCTGGATTGGTTGCAGGGAAGAACTCCCATCCGTGGTGTGACGGCGCTGTGAAATGTTGTTGGGTTCCAGCGCCGTATCGCCGGTTCCCCCCAGTGTTCGCGTCGCGGCTGAGGTGCCAAACTGAAGCAATTTGTCTTCAACCATCCACTGAATGGCGTTGACTTGTCCCGTGCGAGCGACAATTTCCATCGCATCATCAGCATTGGTGCCAATGGTGAAATTGTCATGATCACCGGTTTTCGAAAACCAGGCTGTATTGGGCTGATCGGGCGGTGCCGCCAAAACAAGTCGGTCCTCATAGAAGGTCACGCGCTGAGGGTAATTGTTGGTTGTCCACACGGAGGGTTTGGCCGTAAAGCTCATATCCGTCAGCGTCCACGACGTGTGCGATGAGCGGGTTAAAGTTGCAGGCACGTGATTTTTATGAACGATATAAAGCCGGTCTTCATCTTGCGTAAATTGCAATTCGAAAATTTGTGCTTCGGTGTAGCTGGTTGCGATCTCGACCGGGCTTCCACCGTTCAAAACAACGGCTTGTTCTTTGTAAACCCGGATATAGGTTTCGCCAAACTCAAGAATGTAGTTGGTATCCGTTGAATAAATAAACCGCACGACCCGAACCGCCTTGGCGCTGTTCTTGACCTCCGAGACGAACCGCGTCCCTGGTCGAGCCTTGATGCCGCCTTGGGGAAGCACCAGCCAGTTTTCACAAATCGACAAACCGGATCTGTATAAATCAAGGTCCACCCGAGCATGCACCAGTGGTGATAATTCGCCCTTGATAAAGTTGGCTTGAATGATGTTATAGGGCATTAGCTATATCTCCTGCCATTCAGCCAATCGCTGTCCACCGGTTCTTCAACACCATCATGCTGGGCGTCAGTGTTCTGGGCGGTTGCCAAATTCTTGTCGAAGCGCGCTTCGGCAATTTGCACGTAACTGTCCTTACCCGTGATCTCGCGCCCAATGTCAGCAGCAATCCTGGCCGCAATAGCGCGCGCCAACAGCGGGTCAATTTCTGAGGGGTCTTCCATCGATTTCAGATACCAGACCTTCAAGGGCGCCTTTGCATCGGTCAGGAAAAACCGACCTTCCATATCGCCCGGGATCGGTGTACCATCCCATTGCCCGTCATATGTGGGGCGGATCAAGCGCAGGCAATCCGTGGGCCAAGCGTAAGCGTAGTCCCAGCCGAACGAGGGCGCTGCGGTCTCGGCGGCCAGCGTCGTTCGTTGCCGGGCGACCCGCCATTCATACTGAACCGTCACCTCATCGCGCGCCGGCTCGTACGCCCGTTTGCAGGCGCGGGCGCGTTTGGTTGTTTTGTCGTCAATGCTCAGAATTCCTGGCGCATCAAGCATTTGCAGGGCCAGATTGCAGATTGTAACTACTGAGTAAGCCATAATTTATACCTCGGGCCGTTTAAAATCGGGGCGCACACGATCCACGTCTTTGCGTGAGATCGCGTCCGTGTGAACCAGCGCTTCGATGGCCTTCATTGCGGGCTTGCCGCCTTGGGTCCAATGCGCGTCATTCGCCGGATCAAGCCTTGCAAGCGCCGCCCTGATATCGTCATCGGAGACCAAAGGGTGTGTGTCGGGTAGAGCGTCTGAAAATTGATCCTGGCGCAGGGTAGCGATCTGGATAATTTGCGCGTTGGTGAGTTGGTCACCAACTTGAATGTTCAGTTGTTTGTAAATGTCTCGTGTTTTCACTTCATTCTCCCCTGAAAAAAAGGGGCTGGATTTCTCCAGCCCCCTTTTCCTCAGTTGCTCTTGGTCGGTATTTGCATTCAAGCGATACTCTGACGCTTACGCTTCGTCGGTCTGGATGAACGCCATCTTGATGTTCTTGCGCTCATACACCCGGTCCCAATTCAGCGCATTGGCAACTTCGGTGTTGGTTGGTGATTGCCCGACGCATCCGTCCACTTGATGCCGCGCGGATGCAGATAGAACTCACGTCTGGAGACGATAAACTCTTCACCACCCCCGGTACCCGCCAGCGGATTTCGATCCGTCTCAACCGGCACTTCCGGTGATCCTTCACCAAAAGCAAAGGCGCCCGGCGCGAACAGAACAGACGTGTATTTGGTCTGGTTTGTGCCCGCCGTTGCTGGCAATCCGTCATCAACAATGACCGTCAATCCCATGTATTGGGCGAAGGTCACTTCGCCGCGTGCATTAGGGATGAAGTCGATCAGGTTCTGCTTCCTCAAGTTCGTATAAACCCGTGAATGCATCGCGATGGCCGTCAGGTCCTTGAGGCTGTCCCCCATCGTCTGGCAGGCATCAAGCACAACCGACGCGGAGATTTTATGCGCATCGAGAAGTGCCACCGCATCACCCGATACCGTCACCCGCATATCGCCTGTATCATTGGCAACGTTGTCCGCAAGAACACCGTTCAACGATGCAATCGCTGTACGCTGCATGTCTCGCGCCCAATAGGCGGCCACCCGGTCACCGATCAGTTTCATGGGATCATCTCCGGCCAATTGCGCCGTTAGATCCATGGCCGACCAGGACTGGTTGCGATTATGGCGAATTGCCACATCCTTGGACGCCGCTACTTTCAGGGGAACCGCATTTGCCGACGGGTTGTCGTCGGAAATGTTGGAATCCGTATTGCCGAGATCCTGCCAGAAGGGCACGTTAAACGTGCGCCCGCCACCCGACAGGTTTTTTGCCAATATCGAATCCGATGTCACCAGTTGCGATTGAAACAGCTCTGATACTTCAGCTGTCTTTTCAACGATGTAACGGTGGAAAACCTCCGGTACAATAACGTCTGATAAGCGTGTACTAGCCATATGTATTGGTCCTTTATTAAAAGCTAGTTAGTGGAAAGCCCGTAATCTTCCGGCCGCTTTCCAGCGGCGCGGATCATGGCACGGGCGGTGTGTGGGTCTGAATTAACGAGTTGGCCTTGCGCTTTGAGATTCATGCTGTCTTTGGCAAATGGATTGACGGTTAGCGCGTCGCCACCACGGGTCAGGGCATCTTCTGCGAACAACTGTGTGCCTACTTCTGCCATGAGCTTAGCAAGCACCGGTGAGAGGATTTCATTGTCATGGGTCAAGGCACCGATTTGGCGCAACTCCCCAATCAGTTCATCCCCACCCAGCTCAGTTACTGCCCGACGCGCGGCTTCCATGTTGCGTTTGAACGCGCTACCGTCTTCATTGCCCCAGGCATCGATTAAAGCCATTTTGGCTTCGCCCATGGCGTTCTGCCTGGCCTCGGCCACGGCAGCCTGCTGGGCTTGAGCCGATTGCGCATAACTCTCGGACAGACGCCCGTAAAGAGCACCTGCCTGACGTTGGTCAAGTCCAACCTCAAGGAAAATACCCTTGAGTGACTGCAAGGCCGCTTCGTCCGCGCCCTCATTGCCTTCGAACTCATAAGCCTCGGCCGCCTTCGGTGTTCCCAATTTGTGACGAAACGCGCGCCAATCTTCATCGGTTGCGTCGTCACCCGGGAGCGCCACGGAGCGGCCTCGGTACTCATCAAGTTCGCTGTACGACTTGAGCGCCTCATCCGGGCTTTTCCAGCCCTTGTTTTCCACCAGCCTGCGGTTGTCCTCATTGAGGGCCGCGTGCCAGGTGTTCCCGCTGGAAGTCGCGGGTTCAGATACCGATGTGTCAGACCCAACTGCCACACCCTTATCACCGTCACTTGGGTTAGCCGAATGTGTATCGGGCCCGCCTAACGAAATTCCATCTTCCATAGTAATTTCCTTTGTATGATTAAAAAAAAGACACAAAAAAACTAGGCAAATTGCCCAGCGTTAATTTTGGGTTGTAGTATATTTGTTATCGTTTTGAGGCTGATCTGACATCCGGAAAACGAGGTCGCTGCCGGTAAAATGAAAGCCACACATACACACATAGGAGTGGCCCACATGATATGAGGGGAATGGTCATCCCTCCCGACTGGCGTTTACATGCCGTTTCCGTGTTATGTCGGTTTAAAGACATCTTTTATGTGTTGGGTCATCCAAAGAAACCGACCCGATTGTTCGTCAGAACAAACGAGCCAAGCGTTTCAACAGGCAGAATCAAAAAAGCGGCAAAGGGTAAACCCGTTAGCCGCCATGCTGCCGCAACTCTGGACAGTGAAAAGATCATACCACGTTCTGTTACACAGTCAACAGAAAATACAATATATAGTACAAATTTATATAAAAAACCATAAGGACTACTATATATTGTAGATACTTATAACTTTATATTTCGCATGCCGGGATCAGGGTTTTTCATGATCGCTGAGGGTATCCGGTTAACTGTGTAAGCGGCCATGTTATAAACTTCGAAGAAGGAGAACGACAACATGGCTATCAAGAAAGAACTAATCGACGAACTTTTATCTGATTATAAGACCCCGGATGACCTTCTGGGCGCAGACGGTATTTTCAAGGAATTGAAGAAGGCTCTTTTAGAGCGGGCTTTGAGTGCGGAATTGAGCGATCATCTCGGGTATGAGAAGGGTGACCCGAAAGGTCACAAGAGCGGCAATTCACGCAATGGGCATGGTACCAAACGTCTGACTGGCGAAGATGGTGAGATGGAGATCACCGTTCCTCGTGACCGTGATGCCAGCTTTGAGCCGCAGATCGTCAAGAAGGGCCAACGTCGTTTTGACGGCTTCGATGACAAGATTATATCCATGTATGCACGTGGCATGTCGGTGCGCGAGATCAGGGGACATTTGGAAGAACTTTATGGCGTCGAGGTTTCCCCGGATTTGATATCCCGTGTTACTGACGAGGTGATGGATGAAGTGCGTGAGTGGCAAATTCGCCCCCTCGACGAGATTTACCCGATCATAATTTTTGATGCACTGCGGGTCAAAATCCGCGATGAAGGCACTGTCCGCAACAAGGCTGTCTATCTGGCCCTGGGCTTCACAATTGAAGGCCACAAAGAGGTTCTAGGCCTGTGGATCGAGCAAACCGAGGGAGCCAAGTTTTGGTTGCGGGTCATGAACGAGATCAAGAACCGAGGCGTGAATGATGTCTTCATTGCCGTGGTGGATGGTCTGAAAGGCTTCCCCGAAGCGATCAATGCTGTGTTCCCGGAAACGTCCGTGCAGACCTGTATCGTTCACATGATCCGTCATAGCCTCAACTATGTGCCGTGGAATGACCGCAAGAAAGTTGCCGCCGATCTGAAGGAGATTTACCGGGCAGAAAATGCGGGTATGGCAGCCCTGAGGTTGGATGAATTTGAAGATAAATGGGACGACAAATATCCGCCCATCGGTCAATCATGGCGGCGTAATTGGGAGCAGGTCATCCCGTTTTTTGCCTATCCGGAAGCGGTTCGCAAGATCATCTACACCACCAACGCCATCGAAAGCCTGAACATGAGTTTGAGGAAAATCATCAAAAACCGGGGACACTTTCCAAGTGATGACGCGGCAACCAAGCTGCTTTATCTGGCCTTGCGAAACGCGGCTAAAAAGTGGACGATGCCATCAAGGACGTGGAAACAGGCGCTGAACCAGTTCGCAATCCTGTTCCAAGACCGCTTTCCATCTTCAATATATTGAAGATGGAAATGCATAAACCGGTCGCTTACACGGAAGATCGGATACTACCGCGCGACCCGACTAACACCTAAAGGTTCTTAAACTCTTTGTTCAGTTTGTAGTCTTCGGACGAGACATGTTCCTCCATACCGCTGGTGCG